GCGGTAGTTTTTGGGATGATTGATATACCGAGAACTCGGTATATTTAGAAAAGGTTTACCGAGTTCTCGGTAAACCTTTTCACATGGTATTGTGAATACGAAATACCGCCCATAAATTCGTAGCAAATCGTTACGCTACCATGTCGTTTACCATCGAACAATATACCGCGCTCAAGGAGGCCATCGCCACCGGTGCGACCACCATAACCTACGGTGATAAAACCGTGAGTTATCGGTCGCTTGCCGAGATGAAAGATTTGGTTCGGATGATCGAGGATGAGTTGTTTCCGGAACGTCGCTTGCGTCGTCGTCGCCTCGCTTGCATTGATCGAGGCTATTTCAGCAAAAAATGAAATTTTCCATCGAAATATCACACAGCCGTAAAAAACGGGCCTACGAGGCAGCCGACAAAGGCCGTCGCGGTAAGGCATTCCGCATGGCCAAGTCCACGAGCGTCAACAGCGAGGTGTCGGCCGCGCTGGTCACGTTGCGGGATCGTTCCCGCAACATGGTACGTAACAATGGATGGGCGCGTCGGGCGGTCGAGGCGATCACAAAACACACGATCGGCGAGGGCATCCAGCCGGCGCCGGACGCCGACCTGGACACCTGCCAGCGCGTAAAACGACTTTGGAGCAAGTGGGCCAACACGACCGCCTGCGATTGGTACGGCAAAACGACCTTTTACGGATTACAGGAGTTGGCAATGCGCTCCATCGCCGAGGGTGGCGAGGTGCTGATTTTGCGGCGCTGGGTCATGCCAGACGACAACAACCCGCTTCCTATCCAGTTGCAAATTTTAGAGGGCGACCAACTCGATCACACTCGCAACGGTAGTAACGACATGGGCTATTGCCGCCTCGGTGTTCAATTCAGCAAAGAGGGGCGTCTGCTCGGCTACTGGATTTTTGACTATCACCCCGGCGACAGCTACATCGTCACGCCGGCGCTCGCCAGCAAATTCCACCCCAAGGAGGATGTGCTACATGCTTTCGAGGTATTGCGGCCCGGGCAGGTCAGAGGTTTGCCGATCGGTGTGTCGGCGTTCATGAAAACGAGCGATTTCTCCGACTACGAGGATGCCCAACTGGTCAAGCAAAAGGTGGCCGCATGCTTTGCCGCCTTTGTGTTGGGGTCGGAAGATGACGGTGGAGAGGATGGCGAAAAAGGGATCGAGCGCTTGGAGCCGGGCATCGTCGAGCATCTCGGCGCTGCCGAGTCGGTGGAGTTCGCCAATCCGCCGAGTGTGTCGGATTATGATGCTTACGCCAGTCGCATATTGCAGGGCGTGGCCGCTGGCTATGGCATCACCTACGAGATGCTGACCATGGATTACAGCAGGGTCAACTTCACCTCGGGCCGTATGGCGAAAATCGACGTCACGGCCAACTTCAAGAGCTGGCAATACTTCATGATCGTGCCGCAGATTTGCGCCCCCGTGTGGAATTGGTTTATCAGTGCGTGCATGATCAAGGGGGAATTATCCTCCTACATTTCCGCCGACTGGACGGCGCCGCGTGTTCAGCAGCTCGACCCGCAGCGCGAGACCGCCGCGCAGGTTGATAGGATCAAGGCCGGACTTGCGACGATCAGCGAGACGATCCGAGAGATGGGCCGCGAACCCGAGGAATTTTTCAAAGAGTACAAACAGGACATTGACCGGCTGGCCAAGTTGGGCATTACCATCGACAGCGTGAACACGGCCGCCGCCACTGTCCAAAATGAAGAAAATAATGGCAACACAGGAAACGAATAACCGCACCATGGGTGTGTTGTACGGGCGGGCGCTCGTGCAGCCTACGACCATCGACCAAGAGGCCCGCGAGGTAGATGTCGTATGTGCCACCGAGAAAATGGTGACGCGATTCGGCTGGGAGGAGGACTACGACGAAATGCTGGTTTGTGAGGCGGGGGCTATCAGGATGGATCGTGCAAATCAAGGCTTACCGCTCTTGGACTGCCACAACGCCTACACCGTTCATAGCCAACTCGGCCGAACGGTAAAGGTGTGGATCAACGAATCGCGCCAGCTTTGCGCCCGCGTTCGTTTCTCCAGCCGCCCCGAAGTGGCAGGGATATTTCAGGACGTAGTGGACGGGATCGTCAAAGGGATCTCGGTCGGCTACGAAATCTATAAGTTCGAGCGAGAGGAGCGCCCGAACGGCGCACGGCCTATCTACCGGGCAATAGACTGGATGCCGAGCGAATTGTCCCTCGCTCCGGTGCCTGCCGACATCGACAGCGGTATCCGCGCGGGACAACAGCAGCATCCGGTCGAAATAGTAAGAAAACAAACCACAAATACCACCAACATGAAAAAAACGAGAGCAACAGAAACAGGTAAGACCATGGAATACGTCGTCGAGGGCGATCCCGTAAAGCAGGGGGACATCGTAACCGTCGATGGCGTTAAGGGCGTTGCCCTTTCCGATGGCGAGGTGGGCGACACCATTACGCTCACACTGATCGAGGCGGAGGCCGCACCGGCTGACCCCGACGCAATCAAAGCGGCCGAGGAGGCCGCCGCCGCAGCTGAAGATGCCGCCGCCGCAGCCGAGGATGCTGCCGAAGCTGCGGGAGAGGCCGCTGCCGCAGCTACCGCCGCCGCTGGTGGTACGGAACCGACCGAGGACAACCGCAAGCGGACGCAGGCGATCCAACAGATGGCCCGTACCGCCGGCCTTTCCTCCGATTACGCGCTGGCGCTGGTCGGAACCAATCTTACCGTGGAGCAGTGCAGTACCGCAATCATGCGACGACTGGCCAAGCGGAGCCAGGATAGCGGCGTAAACGGTAATCACAGCGTGCGTGTGACCGGTTTGGATGCCGGTACCAAGAAGCGTATGGCCGTGGAGAACGCGCTGCTGCACCGCATCTATCCGTCCAAGTTCTCATTGGATGCCGGCGCCCGCGAGTTCCGTGGCATGACCATGGTAGAGATCGGCCGTGAACTGTTGTCCGAGCGCGGCATTAGCACCCGAGGCATGGACCGTTCCGAGGTGGCCAAGACGTTTTTCAGCCGTGCGCACAGCACCAGCGATTTCCCGCTGTTGTTCGAGGGCGTGATCAACAAGATGCTGCGGGCGCAGTATGAGTTCGCGCCGGAGTTTTGGGACAAAATCGCCCGTCAGACCAGCGTGGACGATTTCCGCGCCCGTGGTCTCTATTCGGCCGGTGTCGTCAACGGCATGAAGAAGATCCCCGAGGGTGGCGAAATTAAGTACACCACGCTTAAGGAGAGCAAGGAGACGATCCGCGTCGAGACGTTCGGCGAGGGTATCAGCTACACGCGCCAGGCGTTCATCAATGACGACCTGGGTGTATTCTCGATTATCCCGTCGGCATTTGTCCGCCACTGGGATATGCTCCGTGGGAACCTCGTGTGGGGACTGCTGACGGACAACGTGAAGATGTCCGACGGCAAGGGAATTTTCGACACGACCCATGGTAACCTCCTCTCGGGCACCAGCAGCGCATTGAGCGAAACGAGTCTTGCGGCGGCCAAGACGGCGATGATGAAGCAGAAAGACATCGCGGGTCAGATCATCCGCATGGTTCCGCGCTACCTCGTTGTGTCGCCGGAGAACGAGATGATGGCCAAAAAGCTGATCACCGCCACGACCCCCACCAAGTCGGCAGACGTGAACGTCTTCGCCGGCGCGTTCGACGTGATAGTTGAGCCGCGATTGACCGACCCGGCGGCTTGGTATCTGATGGCCGACCCGTATGCGGTGGACAGTCTCTATTACGCATATCTGGAGGGCAACGAGGGTCTGCGTGTGGACAGTACCGAGGAGTTCAAAACCGACTCCATGGACTATGCCGTCCGTGGCGATTTCGGCGCCGCCGCAATCGACTACCGTGGCATCGTGAAAGCAGCGGGAAAATAGCGTAACGGCAAACATCCCGCAGGGGGCGGGGCTTACCATACCCGCCCCCTCTTTTAAGCGAAAATTAAAACTTCAAAACAATGAAAAACTTCATTCAGGATGGTAAGACCATCGAATATAAAGTCGCCGACACTGCGATCAAAAGCGGCGAGGTACGCGTAATTGGGGATTTGGCCGGTGTCGCCGTTACCGACGGTGCCGTGGACGATACCGTCGTGTTGAACGTCACGGGCGTGTACGAGCTGGCCAAGGGTGCCGGCGCGATCACGCAGGGCCAAAAGGTATATGCCCCCGCAGACGGCTCCGGCATCGTGGCAACCGCTACCGACAACAAGCCGGTGGGCGTGGCATGGGAGGCCGCAGCAGCGGCAGACACCACGGTGCTGGTCAAGTTGAACGTATAACGACCGGGCGTATGGACAACCGATTTGACAGGATGGCCAAAATGGCGTCTTCGACCATTTCCAACCTTATGGGCGAACCCGCTGTTTGGCTATCCTCAAATCGGGGAAACATCCCCGGGCGGGCGCTGTTCAAAGACCCAAGCGAACCCACGCAGATCGGAGACTCCGAGGGCTACGAATACAGGCCGAGCACGGCCACCGCAGAGTATTACGAGGATAATTTCGTCGGGCTGAAGCAAGCCGTGGATGCCGAGACGACCGAATACCTCGAAATCCGAGGGAAGCAGTATTTGATCACAGCCGTGGAGACCAAATTTGACGGAAAAACCTACGTGGCGCATTTGACGCCGCACGACGAAAGCGAAGAATAGACATGAATCAACTGACAACAACCAAGGCAGACACCAACACGTCGTCGCCCTATGAAAAATACGAGGATGAATTGGTTGCGCTGTTGCAGATGCCGGGTGTCGATGTCAAGCCGTTGCCCAAGATCGAGGCGCTGGAGTTGCCGCGTCAGACGGAGAGACCGCAGATTTTCGTACTGGTCAATGGTACGGAGTTCGCCGAGCGCGAGGAGTTGGCCGTCGTGGCCCAACTGGGAACCGTTCAATGCGAGCTATTCATCCGCGCGAAGAACCGGCGGGGAAAACTGGGGCTTTTCGATGTCTATGAGGCCGCGAAATCCCGCCTGCTGGGCTATCGGATGCAGGGCGCGAAAACGCCCATTTACTTTAACTCTTTCGGCTATGTGTCGGGCCTACATAACTATTGGCAGTATGCGCTCACGTTTTCGTTTGCCGCGTATTCTGTCGAGGCAGACCGGCCCGATGACATTCCGACGATCAGACAAATCGAAAACGAATTTACCCAAAAATGAAAAAGTATGAGGTAGTAAGTCCTTACGTTGTTTTCAGCGTCAAGGATGGTGCGGCCCGCAAGGAGTACGCGCTGAAAAAAGGCGATACCGTCGAGTTGCCGGAAAATGACATCGCGGTTCGCGCTATGGTCGCCCGTCGACAAATCAAAGAGGTTGCGGAGACGACTACCGAGCCGGCTGTCGGTAAAAAGAAATAGTCGGACATTACAAACAGCCGGTAACGGCATAACAATTTTATGACATGGCAGATTTTTTACATGGTATAGAGCACGTCAACGTCGCCAGTGACGTGGTGCCCGTGAACGACATCGTTACGGCGGTTATCGGGCTGGTTGGTACGGCGGATAAGGGCGACACCAATGTCCTCACGTTGTGCAAGAGCGCGGCGGACGATGCCGCATTTGGCACACAAGGGACCATTCCCGAAGCACTGAAAGCGATCCGCATGCAAGACAGCACCGCCGGCAGCGCCTTGGTGTTCGTCGTCAAGGTAAAGGACGCCACCGCCGAAATCACCGGTGCCGACATCGTGGGCACGATTTCCGAAACGGGCGAGCGCACGGGTCTCAAACTGTTTGAGACCGCAGGAAACAAGTACGGTTTCGAGCCGATGATCTACATCGCGCCGCGATATTCCGCACTGGATGCGGTGAAGCAGGAGTTGATCGTCATCACCGAGAAAACCGAGGCGATGGCATATATCGACACGCCAGACGGCTGGGGCTTCACCCAAGCTATCGAGTCGCGCGGTGCGTCGGGTGATTTTGCCACGCTCAAGGCGGGGCAGAAACTCCTTTTCCCTCACGTCCTTGTTCCCAACCCGGAGTACAATCCGGACGCCGAGGAGGCTGGGGAAAGATACCTCACGATGCCGGTGTCGGCCTATGCGGCGGGATTGCGGGCCAAGGTCGATTTGACCGAGGGCTGGCATGTGTCATCCTCTAACCACGCCTACACGGGGATCGAGGGTACCGACGTACCCATCACGTTCGCGCTCTCGGATAAAACGTGTGAGGCCAACCTGCTGAATGCACAAGGCATCACGACGGTTGTCAACATGTACGGCAACGGTATCGTGGAATGGGGCAACTACACCGCTGCGTTCCCCGGCACTACCACCCCCGAGGCGTTCGAGTGCGTCCGCCGATCGCTGATGATCATGAAGCGATCGATCACGATGGCCAGCGCCGCGTTTATCGACGTCAAGCAGGTGAAGCAGGCCGACATTGACCTGGTTCGCAACACCGTGAACCAGTACTACAACCGGCTGATGGCGGAGGGAAAGATCGTTTACGGTCAGTGCTTTTTCGACCCTGCGAAAAACCCCGTCACCGAGCTGGCGCAGGGCCACGTCACGTTTTCCAACGAGTGGACGCCCGCCGTGCCCATGCAGCGCATGACGTTCGACCACAAAATCGACCTTAACAAACTCTCAACCATCGAATAGCCATGAATATCGCAAAAGTTTACGACGCAAACGTCTATGTGAACAATGCCAGCAAACACGGGCTGGCGTCGGAGATCACCGCCCCGACCATCACGGCCCTTATGACCGACTACAAGGCGATGGGCATGATCGGTTCGGCCGAGTTTTTCAACGGGTTTGACAAACTCGAAACGACGATCAAATGGACGTACCCGGACAACGACGCACAGAAGGCGTTCGGGAATTTCCTCAAACCCGTGGATCTGATGATCCGATCCAGCAAAGCGGAGTATGACAACACCGGCATCACAGACGAAAAGCCCATCGTGATGTACATACGTGGGTACTCCAAGACGCTCCCGGGAGGATCGTTCAAGGCCAAGGAGGATACCGAACTGGAATCTACCGTGGCCGTCCAGTACTACAAGCTGGAGATCGACGGAGAGGAGATCGTCGAGATCGACGTAATTAACAACATCTACAAAGTAGGCGGCGAGGACTTGCTGGCCGAACGTAGGCAAAACCTTGGATTGTAATGGGCCAGCAAGCACTGAATCGTAAGCCGGATTTATCAGTCCGGCGGACGCTCCAGCTCGACGCCAACACCGAGATCGCCGAGATCGGCATCACGGTCCGCAAGCAGATGGAGCTGACCAACAACAAGAGCCTCACAGATGCCGAACGCGGCATGCACCTGATGGCCTCCAAAATTCTCGTGAACGGTCAGCCGATCGTTTACGACGATCTGATGGATGGCTTTACCACCGAGGAGTTGGAAAAGATCACCGAGTTCCTTTTCCCCGATGCAAAAAAAGAGGTTGAGGGGGCCAACTCAAAAAACGAGTAAGGACCGCTGCCGGTGCGATGGCGCTAATTAGACAAATTCCATACTCGGACATTGTTTTTTTAGCCCATTTTACCGGCGGCGGAATCGACGGCGTGCTCGATCTGATCGTGGAGGATTATTTCTCCTACTTGGACGCCGCCGTCGAGATTTACGAAAAGGAGATCACAACACCCCGCCGGGTGGTACTGTCCGGCATTGAAAAGCGATAACGACACATGGCAAACAACACTCTGAAATTAGCGTTCATTTTGTCCGCCACGGATAAAATGAGCCGTATAGTGGACGAGGCCGTCAAAAAGTCGACGGACAAACTTTCAGCATTCGAGCGTACTACAAGCAAAATAGGCCGCTCGATGATGAATGCCGGTACCGTAATGGCGGGTGCCGGCGCAGCTGTTGGCGCCAGTATTTTCGCGGTTGGCAAAGCGAGCGCCGATTATGCTGGCGATATGTTCGATATGGCCCGATCTACCGGAATGGGCGTCGAGTCGTTCCAAAAGATCGCCTATGCCGCAAAAATGTCGGGTATCGAAGCTGAAAAGGTCACCACGCCATTTATCAAGTTCGACAAAATGATCGTCGATGCCGCCGGCGGGAACAAGGCGTACATGCAGACGTTTAAGGATCTCGGCATTCAGATCAAGGACAGCGCCGGCAACCTCCGGCAACCGAATGCGATTTTCGAGGACGTGGCCGAAATTTTCCACAACACGGAAGATGGAGCCGCGAAAACGGCATTGGCAGTCGAGCTATTCGGAAAGTCGGGCGCCGCGCTGATCCCTATGCTGAACGATGGGAAAAGCGGTTTGCAGGCGTTTTACGCCGAGGCGAAACGAATGGGCCTTGTGTTGAGTGCCGAAGCGATTGGCAAGGGGGACGCATTTAGCGATCAGCTCGAACAAATTGGTCAGCAAGTCAAAGGCGTAAAGTTGCAGTTAGGCACGGCACTGATCCCCGCATTATCGGCGGCGGCCGAGAAAATCGCCGCAGTAATTGATAAGATCACGAGGTGGGTGCAAGAAAACCCAGAGTTGGCTGCCACGATCGGAAATATAGCGATGACCGTGGGCAAATGGCTGGCCATATTGGGTACGGCGGCCATTGCGATCGGTGGCGCGACGTTCATCGTCGGGCAGTTCGGAAAGGTATTCAGAACGGTGTCTGATACTATAAAAATCGGCACCGATATATACAAAGGGCTGACAGGAGCTACCGCTGCAGCCGGAAAATCGACAATAGCATATACCATAGGCCAAAAGATGGCTGCGGCCGCCCAATGGCTGTTTAATACCGCGCTGTTTGGGTGTCCAGTGATTTGGATAGTCGCCGGGATCATGGCTATTATCGCCGCCGTGGTATTGCTGGTCAAGTACTGGGACGAGGTGGCTGCATGGTTCAAAAAGTTATGGGATTCCATCGTCGGAATCTTCAAAGCGGCGTGGGAGGCGATCAAAAAGGTGTGGGGCGCTGTCACGGGCTGGTTTTCCAACCTTTGGGGCGGAATCAAGGCCGGTGTAGGGAAAGCCTGGGAGGGCATCAAAAACACCATCAGCAAAACCCGTGAGGGAGTACAAAAGGCATGGGGATCGGTGAAAGGCTGGTTCTCCAACCTTTGGAACGGCGTAAAGAACGTGACCGGCAAGGCATGGCAGGGGGTTAAATCGGTATTTCTCAATTACACACCCTATGGTTTGATCTATCAAAATTGGGATAAGGTTACCGGTTATTTCTCCAACCTTTGGGGCAACGTCAAAAGCGGTATTTCGACCGCTTGGGGCGGAATCAAAGATTGGTTCAGCAACATGCAGCCCGTCGAGTGGATGCGCGGCGCGTGGGAGAATGTAGGCACGTTTTTCTCGGGCCTTAACACTCGCTTCTACGAGTGGGGCAAAAACCTATTGCAAGGGCTTTGGAACGGTATAACCTCTATGGTCGATAAGATCGTCGAGGGGATGAAAAATATCGCGCGTAAGATCGCTACCGGCTTTAGGTCTATCCTCGGCATCAACTCCCCCTCCCGCCTTTTCGCCGAGTACGGTCTGAATATTACGCAGGGATTGGCTGTTGGTCTCGATCAAGGTGGTGCCGTCGTTGAAAACGCTACCGATGGCGTGGCCATGCAAGCGACCCGTGGAATCACGCAGTCGATGCAGTCCACCACGATGAACGCATCGACCATTGTAAGCGGCGGGAACACCGGCCCGTCCATTACCTATGCCCCGCAGATTACATTCGCCGGATCGACTACGCGGGAAGCGCGAGACGAGTTCGGAAAAATGCTGAAGCAGCACGCGAACGAGATCATGGAGATGATCCGCCGCTATGAAGATAACAAGGCGCGTTTGTCCTTTACGTAACGATTGAGAGCCATGTTTGCACAACTCGGAGATCACATATTTCAAGGGCTGAAAACCCCCGTATCGACCAGCGAGGCGGACGCCGTAAAATACGGCCAAATCCCTCGGGTCAACGATAAAGACGCCATCCAACCGACCGGCGCCGAGCTGCGGGAGATCAGTTTGACGATCATGTTTTCGTCTGAATTTTGCGACCCGCAGACCGAGATATTCGCGCTGAAAAAGTCGATGCACGCTTTCGAGGTGCTGCCGTACATTACCGGCGACGGGCGAATCGTTGGGAAATTCGTTATTACGAACCTTGACATCGCCAACCAACAGTGTACAGCGGATGGATGGGTGGAGTTGGCAACCGTCACCGTGAATTTGCTGGAGAGTCCCGGCGAGGAGGAAGCGGCCCCGACTGGGCGGGCGTTGAGCAGTCAGAAGCCGATCGCGTCGGCGCCCGCTGCGCCGGTTCCAAGCCCGGCGGCGGAGATAACCGGCGACGTGACCGCCGCCAAGGAAAAGGTTAGCGGGATGAAGCAGGCGATCGCCAAGGTAAAAAGCAGAACCACCAGCCTAAAGCGTGGTGTACGTGAGGTTCGACAGTTGGCCACTGATGCACAAGGGTTGTATGCGTCGGCCAAAACCAAGGTTGCGGCCACGGAAAAAATAATCAAGCGTGCCGGCCAGCTCCCCACCTCGCTGGACGAGGCGCTGGCATACGCGGAGAACCTTTCGAAAATTGACAACGTGGCCGATGTATCAGTTTTGGAGATGAACGTCGGCCAGCTATCCGCCAGCGCGGACAAAGTGACGACCAGCGCCACGCCGGTGGCGGGATTTGCTGGTACAAAGGAGGGAGGCAATTAAATGGCGAGTTTCAACTATACGACCGTTGAGGGCGACCGGATCGACCTGCTTGCTGCCAAGTTTTACGGCAGCATGGACGGTATCGCCATCATATCGGACGCCAACCCGCTCGTGCCACTTACGGCGGTTTTTCCGCTGGGCACGGTGCTGGTGATCCCGATCGTCGAGGACAGCGAGATGAACGTAAATACCGACCTGCCGCCATGGAAGCGTTAGAGAAAGTCATTGCGAAAATCACCGTCAACGGCAAGAACGTAACCGCCGACGTGTCGCCATACCTCTCCCGATTGTCGTATGCCGACAAAGAGGAGGCGGAAAGCGACGATTTGACGCTGACGTTCGAGGACACCGCAGGGCATTGGCAAAACGGCTGGTACCCCGAGCAAGGCGACACGCTGGAGGTGTCGATCGGCACGCCAGACGCTCCGCTGGATTGCGGACTCTTTGAGATAGACGAGATCGGGCTGGAGTTTCCGCCCGACACGGTGACGATCAAAGCCATCGGTGCCGCCATATCCAAGGCGCTGCGATCGCGGAACAGCAAGGCGTTTGAAAAGCAATCGTTGAAACAGATCGCCCAATATTTTGCGACGAAACACGGGCTGAAGCTCGTGGGCAACGTCAGCGACCTGCAAAAAATAGAGGTCGAACGCAAGACGCAGGAAAAGCAGACCGATCTCGCATTTTTGAGCGGGTTGGCCAAGGAGTACGGGATCGTTTTTTCCGTACGCGGAGATCAGCTCGTGTTCATGGACACCGAGGAGCTGGAGGCCCAGCCCGTAGTGCAGATTATTCATAAAAACGAGTTGAGCAGGGCGTCGTTCACGGACAAAACAAGCCAAGTGTATGGCGGCGCCGTCGTGGCGACCCGTAACATGAAAACAAACAGCGTCCGGAGGTGGAAGATCGAGCCGTCAGACCAGGAGGGCGGCAAGGGCACATTGACAAACGACACGTGGCAGGGCGACGTGACGGCCGAGAACGAAACGCAGGCCCAAGCCAAGGCCAAGGGCGCGTTGAAAGAGAAGAACAAGGACAAAATAACGGGTAGCATTACCGTTGTGGGGAACGTCAAGCTGGTGGCAGGGGTCAATATCGAGTTGACGGGCATCGGCAAGTTCTCCGGAAAATGGCATGTGGTATCGTCAGCCCATGACCTCGATAATTCGAGCGGCCACGTGACCACGGCGGCGATCAGAAAAATAGAGGTGTAGATATGTTTCGACTGGGTATAATATCAGAGATCGGCGAGGGTGAGAACCTGGGCTATGCGCGTGTTTCGTTCGACGAGAACGAGATCGTTTCCGGTTGGCTGGCCATGCCGTCCATGGCTACCTACAAGACGAAGCACTGGGTGCCGGTTGAGGTCAACGCACAGGTGGTTTGCACGATGGATGAGAATTGCGAGCAGGGCGCCATCGTGCTGGTCCTTTGGAGCGACACGGACACCCCGCCCGATTGGGCCGGCCCCGATACCATGGGCGTAAAGTACGCCGACGGCGCCGAGGTATTTTATAACACCAAGGACCACAAGTTGACCGTGAACGCACCGGACTCCGAGCTGTCGATCACGTGTAAGAAATTGAATGTAGAGGGCGAGGTAAACATCACGGGAGATACCACTGTTACCGGAGAGATCACCGCCAGCGTTGAAGTTACCGCCGGCCCGCAGGAGATAAAATTGACAACACACAAGCACCCGACCAGCACAGGCGTGTCGGGGCCGCCAACACCATAAGCGTATGCCCGTACAGAAATCAGCATTGAAAGCGGCGATCAAGGCCGCCATGCTCGCCGAACGAGATAAAACAGACAACCCCGAGGCGTCCGCCGATCGTATTGCCGAGGCCATCACGAACGCGGTGGCTGCCGCGATCGTCGATGGGGTAAATACCGCCGTGATCACGCTGGCGAATGCCGCCGGACCGGTGACGGGAACCATAATCGCAAGTGCCGTATGATTGCGCCGAATGATGCACGCAACTGGCAGGTCAGTATGGAAGATCCCGCGAAGATCGTCGAGGGGGTGGATGATATTGTGCAGTCCATCAACATCATTCTGACGACCATTCCGGGCAGCGATCCGTTGCGCCCGGAGTTCGGAAGCAATGTCTACCAGTATTTGGATAAGCCGTTGCCGTCGGTGATGGGGAAGATCATATACGAAGCCACCACGGCCATCGGCCGGTGGGAAAAGCGCCTTGAAGTAACCCGCATCACCGCGAGCCGCAACGATGCCGTCCATACGGTTTTTAAGATCGAGGGCACGGTGGTCGGATCGGCAGAACAGATAACGATAACAACGATCATATAATGGCTATTGACACCAACACACCCACATTTGTGGAACGGGATCCTGCCGTGATCATGGCGGAGAGCAAGGCAAAATTGGAGGAGCTGCTGGGGCGTGAGTTGCAACCCGCACAGGTCGAGCAGTTGATCCTCAATTTCGTGGTGTTCCGCGAAACGCTACTTGTGAACCGCTTTAACGCGGGCATGCGGCAAATGCTCTACCAGTTCAGCACGGCGCCGATCCTCGACTACATCGCGGGATTGGTCGCCGTAGAGCGTCTTCCGGCGGCCAGCGCGGGGTGCACCGTCCGCTTCACCCTTGTTGCGGGCCATGGCTCCGTCTTGATCCCCGAGGGAACCCGCGTATCGAGCAGCGACGGCGTGGCGATATTCCGAACGGTAGACGACGCCGTGATCGCGCCCACCACTATGACCATAGAATTAGCTGTTTTGGCCGATGTTGCTGGCAAGGTGGGGAACGGGTATGCCATCGGGACGATCAACAAAATACTGGACCCGCTGGCGTTCGTGTCGACGGTGGAGAATATCGACGTCACGGGCGGCGGGTCCGACGTGGAAAGCGACGAGCAGCTCCGCGAGCGCATCAAGCTGGCGCCATCGCAATATTCGTCTGCCGGCTCTCGATCGAGCTACAAGTTTTACGCGAAAAGTGCCAACGCCATGATTACCGACGTGTCGGTGTCGTCACCGGTGCCCGGCACCGTGCTGATCGTTCCGCTGACCGAGGTTGACGAGACACCCGCGCAGGTGATCACGGATGTGTACGACGTGTGCAGCGCCGAGAATGTGCGACCGCTCACGGACACGGTGATTGTGTCGGCGCCAGAACGTGAAGATTACGCGATCACGGTGGACGTGGTGCTGTACGACGGCGCCGATGCCGCGACCGAGCGGGAAAGTATCTCCAGCGCCTTGGAAGAGTATGCCACGGCGAAGCGTGAAAAACTCGGATTGGACATTATACGGTCGCACATAGCCCAAACGTGTCGGCTGGCCAACGTGTACGACGTTACGGTCGTTGCGCCCGCCGCGAACCTGATCATATCGGATGAACAATTTCCAAACTGCACGGCCATCACCGTGAACGTAACAGGATTTAACCGTGGATGATAAAAACGTCATAGCAAGCGCGATTTCCGACAACGAACTGGCGAGGGCCTTTTCGGAACTGGTGGCCGATAGGTGGGACAACTGGGACTTATCGGAATTTCTGCCATACTTGGTGGACACGGTAGCCCCGAGCGTCTTGCCGTACCTTGCCGATCAGTTCGACATCGACGGCCTGCAGGGGTTTGGCATGGCCGAGACCGAGCAGCAGCAACGGGACATCATCAAGAAATCCATCGCGCTGCACAAGTTCATCGGCACGCCGTGGGCGATACGTGAGGCATGCCGCACGGTGGGGTTCCCGATCGTCATTTTGGAGGAGGGAGTCACCGCCCAGCCTGGCGGCCCCGAGAGTCCCGAGGACTGGGCGCGGTTCCGTGTATTCGTTGAGGCGCCCGATAGTCGCCACATCACCGCCGAGGAGAGCCGGAAAATCCGGTTGTTCGTCGAGTTCTACAAAAATGAACGGTCGCACCTGGTCGAAATAGGCTATTATCAGAGAATCGAGCGCAGCACGATATACCTTAACAGCAACGACTGGCTTTATATCGACGCGACCACCCGCCCACGCGCGTTTTCGGCTGGGTTTAACCATGGATTCAAATAAAAAGGCAAAAATATGGCACAGAAAGAGGACTTAAAGGAACTGCTCGAACAGTATTTTCCCGACAACAACACCGGCGAGATTACCGAGCCGAAGGTCAGGGAGTTTTTGGGGAAAGTCATAGACTTGATCCCCGAGATAGCCGGCGGTGATCTTACCGGCACGTTCCCAAATCCGACGATTGGCGCAAATAAAATCGACGCGACGAAAATAGCATACAAGACCCTTACATCCGACCAAATCGCAGCGGGGGGATTGGATGACGGGGATATTTTCGCAGACGAGACGATCGGAGCGCGGGTGTTAGAGAGAGGTGCAGTCGATTCGCTGCGACTCGCCCAAAATGAGGCAAGTTGCGTAATAGCCGCGACTCAAGCTATCAGCATATCATCGGTATTTTCAATTCCGCTTACAAATATCGTTGACTATCAACCGGCCTTTGGATATTGGACGACACGAGCGATCGACGTACAAAATGCGACATCGCCCAATCCCACGGCGCAGCTAATAATCGCGTGTAATAGCGCCGCCATAGATCAGGCGAAATTCGCAACCATGCCGGCGATAATACCCATTTTAGTCTTTTCAAGTGGAGATACTATAACTGTCGACGTACAGGTATACAGCGAGTTCAATGGTCGTACGTCCCGATCCGATAATATTAAACTTTACGGCCAAGGCGGTTATGTCAGTCTTATTTTGGCGAAAACAAGCACAGGTTACTTTCTCATGGGATCGAATAATCTCACAGACTTCTAACGATGAAACAGACCATAAAACCAATAGACGGCGTATTGCATTTGATCGCCTACGATCAACAAGGCCGTGAGTTGTGGAGCATGCGCCAAAGCAACCAAATCGTAAACGGGGCCTATGAAATCGCCGCCGAGGCGCTGGCGGGCATGCCGAATGCGGCCATTTCCAAGGTCGCGGCGGGAACGAACGGAACCGCGCCGACCGAGGGCGACACGTCCATCACTGACCCCACAATCGTGGAGGTGCAGACGGTCGAGTACCCCGCGCCCGACACCGTGCGTTTCAATTTCACCTTTGGCTACATGGACGGCGCGGGAAAATCCATTTGCGAATTTGGGCTGCTGGCGGCCGATGGGCGCTTGTTCGCACGCAAGGTTAGGCAGCCGATCGATAAAACCGAATATATGACTATCAAAGGCTCGTGGGAGATCAGCGGCGCCGGCATGGCGAAAATGCCCGTGGAGGCACCAAAATATCCCATCACACTCACAATCGACAACTACAAAACCGGAGACATAGCGGATGAGGGGATATACCCGATCGTATCACTTTATGGCGTGGAGGAAACCGACAATGTGGCCGACTACAAGATTTATCTTTTCCGCCGCATCAAAGGGCGCTACAAGTTTTTAGAGAACGGCAAAAAGGTGCGTAAAATATCCAAGGCATGGAGACATCCCAAGCATGGTTTGCCTATCGGGCAGGTGCAAGATACCGCGTTTACACCCATCCGTTTCGCAGGTAATACGCTTGGCGATACGATAACCGAATTTGGCATAGAAAAATTTAAGGAGTCGACGCTGGTCAACACAAGCGCGGGCAATCTCCGTGCAGATTTCGGCCACATCGTGGGTTGGATGTTCTCATACGATTCGGCGCTTAAAAATACCCGCATATCTTTCGGCCTGAACTATAATCTTGAAAAGGCGGATTTTGATAACCCTGAAACGGTCGAGAAAGATTATAAAAAATTCCCGATAAAAAACCTCGGATTTGCGGTGTTCAAGAATGGGGTTCAGGTAAGTGATATAACCGAATTTCAAGTATTGTGTAGCGCCTCATACGGAGAATTAGAGTACGCGATTTTGACCTAATAATGCCCTGGATTTGCCCCGTCGGTTTTTGCCATGGGGTTGACGAGGCGGTTTTTGCCACTCGAATGATCCGGCGGTCTTTAAGAGAACGATTAAACTATTTTAGCCCTGAATTTATCCCGTCGGTTTTTGCCATGGGTTTAACGAGGCGGTTTTTGCCACTCGAATGATTCGGCGGTCTTTTTGAAAAAATATGTGGGGAAATATGGATTGGACAACGATCATTAGCGCGGCAGTGGCCGCGATTAGTGCGGGCGGAGGTATTGGGATCTTCTTTGACCGGAAGCACAAGAAAAGGGCGGCCGAGCTGGCCAATGAATCCACCGTATCGTCGCAGTGGAAGGAGTTGTACGAGCGATCCGAGGCAAAGGTCAATTCCCAAAGCGACAAAATCGAGGGCCTATACAAGACGATCGGAGACTTGCGTTCACAAGTCAATGGTTTGACGTCTCAAAGAGCCGTATTAACGCTGTATAAGTGCTGCAAGGTGAATTGTCCCGACCGCGAACCACCATTTGGATCACAAGAAAACCACACCAAAAACCACGAACAACATGAGTAAAGAGCAGATCGAATTTGTCAAAAAAGTGTACCCGGCGGCGGCGCGACTGGCCGAGGCCGGAGGGGTTAATCCTCTTTTCGTGACCGCGCAGGCGGCGCTGGAAACGGGCTGGAAAATCAGAGGGATCGGCAACAACATTTTCGGAATAACGAAAGGGAGCTGGACCGGTCCCGTATCGCTGGAGTTGACAACCGAGTACTTCAAAACCCCGACCGTGACGTTCAAGGCCCCCGAGCGGGTCGTGTCGGTCGATCAGGTTGCGCCCGATCGGTACAAATATCGCGTGTACCGTCTTTTCCGTGTGTATCCGACCGTGGACGCATGCCTCGACGATCACCTGGCATTGCTGAAGAAACCGATGTACGCCGACGCGTGGCCCTATCGGAACGATGCCAAGGAGTACGCCCGCCGCCTTGTGGACAACACGGGCGCAAAATATGCCACGGCGCCGAATTACGCCGCTATTATGGCCTCGGTGATCGACACCGTGGCAAACATCGTAAAATCACTTTAACCATGAGAAAAGTCTATTACAACAGTCTTGCGGCCCGCCTACTTTTATGGCGTAAAGGCTACGAAACAGCCATGATTTTCGGCTTCATCTGCACGAAGCGCAAGAGGGCACAGCCGTTGAGTTCAAAATCGGTGAACCACGAGGCCATCCACGTCGAGCAATATATGGAGGTCACCGCCACGGCGATGGTCGTCGCCTTTGTTCTGTCCTTGGCGTTCGGCTGGGCCGTTTGGCCGTTCATCGTGGCGCTCCTGCTCTACTACGTCATCTACTTTGTAGAGGCAGGGATTTCGTGGGTATTCAACGCCGTGCGGCGGAAACTCTCGGCGACAGCGGCGGCGGATGCGGCCTATTACGCCTCCATGTTTGAAATGGAGGCACACGCTAACGAGGGGGATAACCAGTACATTTGCGGCCGCAGATCGTTCAACTGGATCCGTTACTTCGGCCGAGTATGAAAAAGTATCTGATTGTTGCGTCGGTGGCGCTGGCCATCATTGCGGCGCTCGTGATCCTGCTGCTGCAAAATAAAAGGTTGCGGCGGGAGCGGGACGCATACCGCAACAACACCGAGGTGTTGCTGGGAGAGATCGAACGCTACGAAACAAAGAGCGGCGAGCAGGCCGTCCGGGTGGGTGAGTTGCAGTTGCGGGTGGCGGAATTGGAGCGGTACCGCGCCGACGATGCCGCATTGATCAAAGACATGGGGGTCAAAAAACGGGAGCTGGAGCAGTTGACCAAGGTGCAACAGCAAACCATCTACCGCTTGCAGGGGCAAGCTCGTGATACCGTTTTTGTCGAGGTAACGCCCGACGGGTCCGCCGAGGTTCCGGCGAGGTGCGCCGAACATCACGACGAATGGCTCGATTTCTCGTGCTGCATTTTCCCCGATAATAGCTACAAGGCCGAGATCAACAGCCGCGACCGGATTACCTATGTGGAGCGTGTGCAGTACGCCCGGTTCCTCGGGTTTCTTTGGCGCACGAAGCGCGTAAAGTCCCGCGACCAGTCCATCGTCAACCACAACCCGCACGCCGAAATTATCGACGCAGAATTTATAACGATACGGAAATAAATTGTCCTATCTTTGTGCCGGCGTGGGATGCCGTCAAATGGGCGAAATTCCGCATTTGATTTTCGAATGTTTTACGCTTTGAAATTTATTGCGGTGATGTGTGTTTGTAAGCGGCTATAATAGAAGATGTTAGTATGTTATATCGGATTGGTATAGGCTTGCATGGCATGCAAGAGGTCACGAGTTCGAGCCTCGTATTCTCCACCAAACAAGAAACAGCCGCATGATTTCATGCGGCTGTTTCTTGTTTG